CGCATACTGCACATATCACCCACAACCGGGCGCTCATCCGCTGTTAGTCTACGAAAGCCAGCTTCTGCTAGGCCGGTGCGGTAAATGTCCTCGCCCGCTTTCCACCAACCCCACTCACTGGCAAACGCAGGCAGCCACAAGCCACGCTCCAACTTGTACCAGTGTCGAATTAGCGTCCAGCAATCGGTAACCCCGTATCTGAACTTGCGCTTTTCAAGTGGCGGTATCGGCAATTGGTCGCCGTACCAGAATACTTCTTTGACTGCCCTGCCATCCGTAACAGCAATGCCCCATGGCACGCCCATATTGATTTGATTTAGGAGATCACGCTTTGTTGGGAACGCGGGGCCGTCTGTGTGGCTGTGGACCACGCCTTGGAGTGTGCCATCAATTAGGGCTTGTGTGAAACCTGTATCGCCCGACATATCGAAAGCGTTAAGCGGATCATCCGCCGCATTGATGCACGGGTAGTAAGCGCCGTTAGCTACATAGCCGCAGGACTCACGCGGGTAGTCCGTCGCCGCGTGTACTGCAATAGCTATGATAAGGTGGTCAAACTCGTACACGCGCCACTCCTGGAAATGCCCATGTTGGTAATTCACCGGTGCCGATTGTTGAAAAGCGTATTTTACATCCAGATAAGAACCGGCTGCAATCATCCTTATCGGCACTTGTGGGTTGATCATTTGCATCGAATGCCGCCATACCTACATAAGGGCATTCAATATTGGTGTAGACATACGCGCCAGCCGTAGCATCCCAAAACCTATAGGAACGAGTGCATGTATCGCGCAACACTTGGCGGCCCGGTATCAAGCGGCCTTCCTGGTCAACAGCCGATGACAATTCAAACTCGATAACTTCACCGGGCGTATGTGCAGCCTTGCGCTCAATGTTGTATATGTCCTTAAGGTGGTGCGCTGTTGGGTCCGCCTGCGGCTGGCCATCAAGGAAACGCTTATAGGTCCGCCAGCGCGTTAACTGACTCCCTATAAGATCGTTACCAGCTATTACTAGGCTGGTCATAAGGAGATCAATGTCACTGAACTTAATCTTAGGCCGTGGCATCACGCCACGCCCCGACCACTCGTAGCCACTGGCCTCCATGTCCGTTGGGTTGTAAGTATCGCCGTCCCATTGTACTGACGTGCCATCCTCAAAGACGGTTGGCGTAAAGTAGTACGTGCTTAAGCCTTGGTTGGTGGCATCCAACTTGAATAGCCACACGATGGCATCAAGCTCGGCACCCTGGATATGTTGAGTGAAGAGAGTCATATCGCGAACCAATACACCCGTTCTAGAGTTGCCGTTATGCGGTCTAGACCGCTTAAACTTGGTCCCCTAAGCGGCACCCGCTGCCATTCTTTACATAGCCACTTCTTTAGCACTGTGTCCCTAGGGGCCAGCCAAAAGAAAGACTTGGCTATGTGGTCCTTAAAGAACTGATCAATGATAGCTGCGTTAGCTTCCGTAAGCGGAGGCCATTCCAGTGACCATATTTCATCAAGCGGGTTAAGCCCATTAGGCGACACGGCCCCGTAATTATCACCAAACGGAACCGTTAACAGGCGCGCCCGTCGCGTGCCCTGCGGTTCAAGGCTTGGTGGTAGAGGCGGTGTAAATGTGTCCATTGCTCACCTACGCTAACATGCCACCCGGACGCATTTCGCGCCCGATAACTGACAAGACCTTATCCTCAATGACCCGTTCCACAACTTGCCCAACCTGTGAAGCCAAGTCTTTATTCTGTTCCCTACTGCCGCCGCTAGCATTGACCGTAAGATTAAGCATGATCCCACCTACGCCCATACGGCTGCCACGCGGGATAACCTGCTCGCCCTTTTGCAAGATAGCAGGCATTTCGCCAGACTTAAGACCAGCGCCCGGCGTGCCGCTATGGTAACGCGGGGCACCGGCAAATAGCAGGGGGCTAACGCTGCGCCCCAGCGTGCCCTTGCCGCCTACGCGCCCGCCGCTATGGAACTGTCCTACAAACCAATCCGTAAGCGGGCCGGTGACAAACTTGCGCAGCGCCACGCGGGCTAGGTCTTGCAATAGGCCCTTCAACACGTCTTGCAAACTTTCGGCTGCAAAGATGGCTTCCTCAAAAGCACTGGACCATACAGAACCAAAATCTTGCGCCGCTGATTTCAGATTGCTTAGCGCGTCGTTCTGTTTTTCCAACGTGTCCTTGGCCTTGGCCACGCCCCGATTAAAGCCCTCCGCCGTAAGTCCGCCCGTGACCATCAGTTCGCTAAGATGTTTGACGTAAGCGTTGTACTGCTCAAGTGGTGTTAGCGTGTCCTCGATGATTTGCTTGGCTTCTTCTTGGGCTTTCTTTTGATCGTCTTGCGCCTTTTTAAGATCGTAATAGGCAGCCGCCAAATTGCGGATACGATCATATCGCGGATCGTCAGCACCCACGCCCTTAAGCGCGTCACCTATAGCTTGGTCGCGTTCGGTCTTGCCTAACTGCTCTAAGGCAAATTGCAATTCCTTTATTGACGCGGCAACCTTGTCAACTTCTTTTGACCCGCCCGCGTTCTCCATATCCTGTAGGAACTTTTCTATATCAAATACGGGCGCACCACCCGTACCCATGCCGCCACCTGTACCAGCGCTTGCACCCGTATCTAACGTGCTTAGGTAAGCAGCCTCCGCCTCTTTTGCCTGCCGTAACCGCCGCTGTATATCGGCTACTTGTGCGTTACGGTAAACCATATCGGGTGCGTCATTAGGTGTACCGCTCCGTTTTAGCACGTCTAGTTCTTCTTGATTGGCTTTTAATTGTTCCTCCAAGCGCCGAACCTGCGGGTTGCCCGTTGCCCGCATACCCGTAAGGTTATTACCTTCATTAGCACCATTGACCACCATATCAATAGCGTTGAGCACGCCCTTAAATTGGGAGGCGTTGCGCACGGCGAAATCAATCATACCAGAAATCCAGCTAGCCACGCGCTTTACACCTTCCTGGAAATCCTTGTTGGTAAACAAATCGACAATGGATTCCATGACCGGCACAAACGCAATAGCCAAGTTCATACCGCTAACCTTGATCACGTCGAACAGCACGCCTAGCCTATCGCTTGTCGCTTTGGCCTTGGCGATTGCATCTTTCTCCAGCACAAGGCCCAACTCGTGCGCTTGCTCCGCAAGACCCTTAAGCCCACCAGCACCCTCAAGTAGCACGTTCTTAAGATCGTTACCACTCCTCCCCAACAGGTCCAAGATGACTTTGGTTTGCACGGCTGGGTCTTGGATGCCCTTGATCCTATCGGCAAGTTCAAGGAACACGTCCGCCGTGGCCTTGGTCTTACCCGTATTGTCCGTAAGGTTGATACCTAGCGCTTCAAATTCAGCGCGCATTGTTTTGTTGCCAGTGACCGCCTCGCCGATATTGTTGTTGAGGAACTTTAGCGCCGTATCCATGGCCTCGATACTTGACCCAGACTGACGGGCGGCAAAGCGCAATTCTTGTAGCTGGTCAGTAGTCACGCCTAGCTTCATAGCCGTTTCGCCAATGGACCCGGCAGCATCCAGCATCTTTTGAGTAAAGTAGAACATGCCGGTAAGACCAGCCGCCGCAACAGCGGCAGTGCGCAAACTAAACAAGCGGCTAGTGGCGCGGTTGATTGCCGCGCCAAACTTGTCAGTGGCGCGTTCCGTTCGCTCCGCACTATTTTTGACGTTGCGTTCAACATCCCTTAACTGCGCATCGAACTTATCGAGGCGGGCGACTACTTCAATATAGGCTTCGCCTAGTTTATTTTCGTCAGCCATTAGGCGCCCCAGCTATCTTGGCATTATGCGCTTCCGCCATTGCAACCAACCCTTGGCGCAGGGCATCTTGAGATGTTTCTTTTTTTAGGAACATTGTGTCCAAGTCAGGTAGACGTTCGACACGGGTAAAAGCGCCAACATGCCAAGCCACACGTATGAGGCGCTGGTACTCTTCCGTATTCTTTTCATTACAAGCATGTATGCACAATCCTAACTGATAGGGCGTTGTCGCCCAAAACTCTTCCGGCTTTAATCCAACAGTCCAAGCGCTCTTAAAAGACCGCTTGATTATTTCGCTTGGACTATCCGAGGGTTTCCCTTTTCATCCGCCTCCACTTGTACCGGCGGCCCATCTTTGCCAAAGTAGGCAAATTCATAAGCCTCGGTCACCGCCGCTATTGTCGGAACTAGCGGCGGTGAAAGGTCTTGGATGCGTTCGGGCGTAAGGCCCTCATTTTTGTGATGCTTCAACAACCCAATGGCAAGCGCCTTAGCCAATGATCCTGTATCGCGCAAGTTCATGTTGTTGAGACCAAACTCCCCAGCCAACAAGGTAAGCGCATTCCAGTCAAACACAATGGTATAGGTCTTGCCGTCAAGCTGTATCTCACGTTCACCTTTAATAGGATTGGCAGCCATAGGTCACCTACTACGGGGTCAACGTGATTGGGCCAGTGATCTCGACAGTAAGCGTGGCTTCAGCAAGCTGATCAACGCCTCCGACAACATTGAAGCCAAGTACGAAACCGCTGAAAGACATATCGGCGGCCCCGATATCGCTAAACACGATCTTGAAGTTCCGGCGCGTCCGGTTCTTCCGATCATTGTATAGCGCCACTTGCTGGGCATTGGACGGGATAAAGTTCATCGTGAACGTCACCTGTCCCTCGTCCGGCAGGCCCATAAGCTTTTCGCGGGCCGTACTTTCCAAGTGCGTTGCGTCAAGTACCGCCGCCTGACCGGACGGCCCGTTAAACGATTTGATTTCACCGATCGTGGTAAACGCTTCGGCGCTTGCACCATCACCACGCTTGATGAGTGTGCCTTGGGTATTAAATGCGTTCGTAGTCATTCGTTAGCCTCCAAACGTCCAAGAAGAAATCTAACTGTGATCAAGCGACCGTTCACCGTTTGGTCCGTAGGTGCAATCACCGGGTAGCCAGCGCCGCAAGAAATCAACCGGTATAACGGCACGCTGAACGGTCTAAAGTGCAGCAAGCTCCTTACATAATCTGCAAGGTCATCAAGCGTAGCCTGCCCCGCGCTGGCCTTATCATATACGCCAACATCACGCGTAATATCTGCGCCCATCGTGTTCATTGTATCAAGCGCCGTGCCCGTGATGTTACCGGACACTGTGACAAATGGGAACGCAGCATCTTCCGGCACCGGCAAGTCCGTAAAGACCGCAGGCCGCAACACCCCATCAAAGCTATACGTGGCCAAGCGCGCTGCGAGACCCGCATCTGACACGAGGTAGTTAAAGATGCCTTGCGTTAACTGTTTCACGGCGCTACTACCGGATTGCTAGGCAGCACAAGAACGCTACCCGTCGCAATGACTGTTTCCTTTGCCGTGCCATCAATCAAGCGCACGTCATAGTAATACGTGTTAAGCAGCGCCGCCGTTTCGGCTTTGGTCAATTCGACTGTGAACACACCATCCGTAGGCGTGCCCGATATCGTGCAAGTCTTATCGAGGATAGTGGATAGGCCCGGTTCCCGTGACAAGCGCCACTTAAGCGTTGAGCCGCTCAAGTTAAGCGGCGCGTCTGTCTCCTCGTCCGTTGCCAAAAACGATAGCGGCACGTCCGTATTAGCGTAGCATGTGAAATCTTGTAAGGTCTTGGTCACGGTTGCCCCTCCAAATCGACATTGCCCCGGCTACCCAACAAGTCCGGGTCATCTTTGCCAGCGGTCCCGGTCAGGGTGTCCCGCGTAGCCGTCAAATTTGGCTCGCCCAAGCCTGCCCCCATCATACCCGCCCCTGCTGACGCGCGCAACAAGACCGTGCGGACTAGGCTGGCAATGGCCCCAAATTGGACCGTGGCAACGTCCACCAGGATCACTACCAAGGCATCCGCCAGCGCCAATAGGCCCTTGGCCGTGGCGCTATCGGCCACAGACAGGGCCGGGTTATCCGCCCCGGCAAGCTGGACTAGCAGGGTTTGGGTTGCGTCAACAATGGCGGCGGCGGGGTTGTCTGACCGGACCAGGGTTGACTTTAGCGTGGCGACTGCATCGGCCACGGCCACGCTTGGGGTGTCTGTCCGGGCAAGGGTGTTAACGATAAGCCGGGCCTCATTGATAGCCACAATAGCGGTATCAATCCTAGCCAGCTTGGCGAGCACCTGGATTAATTCGCTTAATGTAATGGTGGGATTGTCCGCCCTGGACAGGACACCGGCAATTGAGCATGTCTCTGTTATGGCAAGGGCTAGGGCGTCTGCTAAGACGAACAGGATTTTTACGACTTTGGTTTCCGTGATGGCAACCGCCGCCGCGTCACTGGCAATCAACGTAACAGACGTTGAAGCAATTTCAGTTATGGCTGCCGCCACAGCATCCGCCCGCGCCAGCGTGACAGCGATGGTGCGCGCCGCGTCTGTTGCTATAACGGTTGGGTTGTCTATCCGCGTCAACAGCGCCTTTAAGAGATTGACTGTATCCGTTATTGAAACGGAAGGATTATCAGCCCTGGCTAGCACTGTCTTAAGCGTGGCAGCGGCTTCAGTTATGACAGCCGTGGGGTTATCTGTCCT